ATAGTATAAAGAATATAGCGTAAATGGGTGGTGGTCTTCTTCAACTAGTAGCTTATGGTGCTCAGGATGTTTATTTAACTGGTAATCCTCAAATTACCTTTTTCAAAGTTGTATATCGTCGTCATACTAACTTCGCTATTGAAGCTATCCAACAAACCTTTAATGGAAATCCAGGTTACGGAAATCGCGTTACATGCCAAATCTCCCGTAATGGCGATTTAATACATCGCATGTATTTAACAGTTGATATGTCGGAAGAAACCTCCAAGGTATGTCCTTATTTTGGCTTACGTCTCATTGATTACGTGGAGCTTGAAATCGGTGGCCAAAAGATTGACAAACAATACTCTCATTGGATGTACATATGGAATGAATTATCTTTACCTTATTCGAAACGCGAAGGTTACAAAAAAATGGTTGGTGGCGATGGTGATGTATTAAAATATACTTCCAATGATCAATTATATATACCTCTTGAATTCTGGTTCTGCCGCAATGTAGGTTTAGCGCTTCCATTAATTGCTCTTCAATATCACGAAGTTAAAGTAAACATCTTATTCCAAACCTCTGAAAAATGCCAAGGTTCTACAACTGCTCTCGCGAGCCCATTAGGTGCTTCATCTCTATGGGTTGATTATATCTTCCTTGACACTGATGAACGTAGACGTTTTGCTCAATTATCGCATGAATATTTAATTGAACAATTACAATTCACTGGCACTGAATCCCTATCTGGTTCCCAAGCCAAACCTAAATTATCCTTCAATCATCCTTGCAAAGAATTATTCTGGTTTGTTACAGCAACGGGCGGCACTTCCCCCGCTGATAATCTTAACTGGAATAATTTCACCAATGATCAATCAGCAAATCTCACCACTTCTATGAAAGAGAGAAGCGCTACTACATCTGTAAATCCAATTGCTTCTGCTAAATTAGTATTAAATGGCAATGACCGTTTCTCCGAGCGCAATGGTTCCTATTTCAATACAATTCAACCATATCAACATCACGAAAATGTACCAACTAATGCTGGAATCAATGTTTATTCATTTGCTCTTAAACCAGAAGAACATCAACCAAGTGGCACACTAAATATGTCCCGCATTGACACCGCTGTATTAAATCTAAATCTAAACGCTGGTTATAATAACGGTCTCGATAGTGCTTTACACGTATATGCGGTCAACTATAACGTTCTTCGTATATTATCTGGTATGGGCGGCCTTGCTTATTCCAATTAAATATTACGATATTATTTTTCTTCATATTATTATAATAATACTTTGTGTATAATATTAACTTTTTTTTTCTCCACTTATAGTATAAAGAATATAGCGTAAATGGGTGGTGGTCTTCTTCAACTAGTAGCTTATGGTGCTCAGGATGTTTATTTAACCGGTAATCCTCAAATTACCTTTTTCAAAGTTGTATATCGTCGTCATACTAACTTCGCTATTGAAGCTATCCAACAAACTCCAACCGGAAGTAATTCGTTAGGTTCCCGTGCTAGTTTCCAAATAACTCGTAACGGTGATTTAATCCACCGTGTATATTTCAACGGTAAAATCAAAAATAATAATGCTACTGGTGATGATAAAAATGTTGCCCTTGTACCAAACTTTGGTCAAAGATTACTAAAAACTGTTGAATTAGAAATCGGTGGTCAACGCATAGATAAACATTATTCCGAATGGTTATATATCTGGAATGAATTATCTTTACCAATGGGCAAACGTTCTGGTTATAATACTATGGTTGGCGCAAATGATAAAAATTTATGTACTAAATTAGCAGGAGACGCTAGTTACGAATTATATGTTCCTCTTGAATTCTGGTTCTGCCGCAATGTCGGTTTAGCTCTTCCATTAATCGCCCTTCAATATCACGAAGTTAAAATCAACATAGAATATGAGTCAGCACCTAACTTAGTAGATGTTAGTGTTTCTAATTTATGTGAAGATGAAGATTCTAAAACAACAGAAGCGGAACTTACAGAAGGTGCTTCTTGCACCAATGGTAATAAACGTTCGGATGATTATGCTGTTGACTTCGGTAAAAAAGCTGATGATACTGGAACTCCTGCACGTATATTTGCTACTAATACTGATATTTCATTAAGTGATGCTAATTTATGGGTTGACTATGTTTTCCTTGATACCGATGAACGCAGACGTTTCGCGCAATTATCGCATGAATATTTAATTGAACAATTACAATTCACTGGCACTGATACTATGACTTCTTCTACTTCTGCTGATAGCATGAAACCAGTGAGACTTAACTTTAATCACCCATGCAAAGAACTTATATGGGCTGTTAAGAAGAATGATAATACTGACACAAAACAATTCCCATTCTGGAACAACTTTTCAACTGCCACCAGCGCAAACCCTGACAAAAAAACTGCTAATAATTATTCATTATCGTCAAATCCCACTATGCAAGCTAAAATTATGCTCAATGGCAATGATCGTTTCGCTACTCGCAAAGGTGATTATTTCTCCCTTGTTCAACCTTACCAACATCACGAAAATACTCCTGATGAAAATCATAATGGCATCAATGTATATTCGTTCGCCCTTAAACCAGAAGAACATCAACCCAGTGGCACTCTCAACATGTCTCGTATAGACACTGCTGTATTATCTCTATCATCAAGTGTAGCCGGTACTATCCATGTATATGCCGTCAACTACAACGTGCTCCGTATCTTATCTGGTATGGGCGGTCTCGCTTATTCCAATTAAAAAAACAAATTATTTTTACAAATACTTTATATTAAACCATTCGAGTATATTATCATCATATATATTTAAATCATCTTCAATCAAAATCATGATATCAAATATTTTTTTAGAAAGTACATATGATAATTCTTGTATATAATTATTTAAACCAATATTTCTTTCGTTATAGCAATAATCTATTTTATTATAAAGAATATCAATACATTTTTTATTTAATTTTTTAACATATTTATTTAATATAATTTTGTTATCTTGAACTTTATTGTCTTTGTATCTTAAAATATCTGGCTTCAAAATTTTAATTAAATAAGATTCAACCATATCACAATTATAGCTATTTCTTTTAAAATCAAGAAGATTCTTAAAATTACTATTATTTTTAACTAGACTATTACATTGCTTTGAGGATTCTGAAAGTTTTTTTAGTGAAGCAAAATCTTTATTCAGATGGAAGATGATACTACCGTTGAAATCTTGAAATAAAACGTTATTCATTGGTATTTTATACTATATATATTATTATCATTTTTTATATAAAATTTGAATATTATATTTGACTTTATTAAGTTATCAAAAATGAGATGTTTCAGTTGTAATAAGAAGATAAATACGTTGGATGGATTAACCAATAAATGCAGATGTGGAAATCATTATTGTAGTAAACATTTATTCTATACAGATCATGAATGCACCTTTGATTATGTCGTTGATTACAAGGAGAAAGCTACAAGTAATATTGTTGATTTAACAAATAAGGTAATTAAAATTTGAGTACATAATCAATAAAAAAGTATAAATTATAAAAAGTTTATAAAAATTATAGAAAAAATAAATTATGTACTCTTTTTATTAAAAAAATGATATAAGGATCTTTATGTTACGTATTATAAAATGAACGACCAAGAACGCGCTACACATTTCCAAAAAGCAGGAGATATTTTAATTGATAAATATAGCGATACTAATTATAGCGAAATGCCAGAAAAATATAAGTATTTATATAATATTTATATTCCATTGTCGTCGGGCAATAAAAGAAAAAAATAATTAATATATGAGTTAATCCTGTTTATATTTTTTTAATCATCAGAAATAATAATACTATCAAGATAAGGATTTAGAATTTCATTAACAATAAATTCAGGCTTAAACTCATCATAATTCATGAAGATTTTTAGGAGTTGTTCTGAAAATCCCGAAACCATTGCCGTTCCTTCTGTATCGCAGTTAACAGGGAATGTTCCCTGATTATCTGAATTAAGATTCCAGAATACAAACTTAGGTGCCGTATAACCGCTTTTTTTATATTTTCTAACAATATTCTTATAAATTGTCTCTAATTCTTCTGAACCATCTGATGCTTCATTAAATTGCATATCAGTAAAGACAAAGAGTTTCTTGGGCATTTCACTATCAGGAATATTATTCTTAATACCATAGCTGATAATTGCTTCACAGCATTTTACGAAATCAGTGCTAAATCCATATTTTACATCTATCATTGAGTTAAGTGATTCAAACAAACTAGGTTCTTTGCATTCCAATGTTACCAACTCTGGTTCTTCACTAAATGTAATAAATTTGTTTTTAAACAAACCATTACAGCACTGAGAAGTAAGAATGCCGAGAGAAACAGCTACTTGCGCGGGAATACTACCATTTTTTGCCCCAAACATAGAACCAGACAAATCAACAACAGCTAACGAATTATCAAAGTTGCCAGATTTTTTAACATTTTCTAGAATAGTTCTCCATTGTAATTCAATTGTTTCATTGGGACCATAATCATCATTGTGGCGCGTATCAATGTAATATTTAGACAATTCGTGTGGCAAAATACCTGTTACTTTGATTTCTGCTTTACCACTTCTAACATCTGACAAATATTGTCTATACCGTTCATCGTCGTGTTTCATAAAAGCATTGAGAAGCCTTTTTGATGCGACTCCCGGGACAGCTTGATATTTGATTTCACCCCATCTGTCACTACACATTAAGGATTCTACGATATTGATTTTCTTTCTAAGCGGAACAATAATCTCTTTGCGATACTTTTCCATCCTTCTATCATCATCTAATCCATAAATTTCAGCTGCTACACGCTTGGCCATATGCTTTCTTTTATCATTTCTATCATTTTCACTCGGGGCCCATTTAGCGCAAAGTGAAACACTATCATTTTCGTCAAGTAATAGCTTATCATTTAATAGCTTGCTCGAAAACAATTTTAGTTCATAGTTCCTATTCCTAGAAGTTTTACAATTATAGTATGTGATATATAGCAAGTCCTTCCAGCATCCATATTTATCTACATAATTTGTAAGGTTATCGCAATATGTTGCAAACTTATATGTTCGCAGCCACATCATAGCTTGATTTGATACCTTCTTTTCTTTTTTTCCATTTACTCTATCGCGTCCATTGAAAATGATAGCAACCGTTTTTTTAGGATCATCATTCCAGCATTTTTCTAAATATTCATAATTTACCTTTTTATCCAAATCGCGAGAGAACATCATGAAATAATCTACGATATTGCTTCCAGTAGTTTTGAGAGAAGTAGCACCATTAGTTGTTTTCGTGTAAGACATTATGGAATTAATGTATTATATAAAAATAATCTTATATCAATTTTTAAATTATTTGGCTTCTGCTGCTGCCGCCGCTGCTGCTGCTAGTTTACTTGCGGATGGAGGGAAGTGGTGAGAGATTAGTTTTTGAAGAATAAAATAGTTGATTTCTTCCGTAGCATCAACATTTAGGATTTTACGTAGCTTATCATCTGGGAGAATGAAACGTTTGTTTTCGGGTTTGTTAAGACTATGTTCCTTGATATACGCGTTGATAAAACGGGTAATATCAGTGCGAGATTTCTCTGTACCACGGGGCTCCCCAATGAAATCACAAAGTTCATCAGAAATCTTGTTTGGTTTAGCAAAACCAGATGGGGAGTTTTTAGCATTTTGACGTTTCTTTTGAACCTTATCAATGATTTTTTGTTGCTTTTCCCAATCCTTGCTAAGTACTTTAAGTTGGCCTTGTAGTTCTTTGCCCATTACCACAAAAGTATTTACTTTTTCAATAATACTTTGGAGGGCATTTTCTTGTGGAGTTACAGGTTGAACAACTTCGGATTTTACAACATCTTCAACTGGTACGGCTTTAACTACGTCTGTGGCTTTAACTACGTCTGTGGCTTTAACTACGTCTGTGGCTTTAATTACAGGCACTTTTGTAGCAACGGTTTTTTTACCGGTTTTAACAGGTGTTTCAACAGCAGTGGTGGCGGCTTTCTTGGCAACGGGCATTATATATCTTATTTAGTTTATGGATATCTATATAATCTTTTGTTTATATCATTTTATACTGCATTTTAAAGATATTAATAATAATTAGAATGAAAGTGCAAAGAATAGGTACCTATAAAACAGGATTTAAATATTTTAATAAAAATACCGAAATAATTGCTGAAAAACAATTGGAATTTATTAAATCTCTTAAAATACCACCCGCATACGATAAAGTTACAATAATTAACGGCAAGAAAATAATCGCATATGGATATGATTCAAAAAATAGAAAACAGGTTATATATCATCCTAAATTTATATTAAGTCAAAATAATATAAAATTTCAAAAAATCAAGCAATCAATAAAGTATTTTTCCAGATTAAAAAGAAAAATTAAAAAAGATATTAACCGCGACGATATTGATAAGATATGTGCGATAATTATTACTTTAATAATAGATTGTGGATTTAGAATAGGTAATAAAAAATACGAAATAGATAATAATTCATATGGATTAACGACATTAAAAAAAAAACATATATTCATAGAAAACAAATTTATTAAAATAGATTTTATAGGTAAAAAAAATGTTAGAAATGTTGCCATATGTAAAAATAAGGAGATTTATAATTTCTTTTTTGATAGATTAAAAAAGATCGGAGAAGATGAATATATTTTTAAACATAATGATAAAACTATAACATCTAATGATGTTAATAAATATTTATATAATTTTTATAAAAAATTTAATTTAAAAATTACTACGAAAGATTTAAGAACACTTAATGCTAACACGCTATTTATGAAATTTTTTAATACAAATATTAATTCTAAAAATCCTATAAAAAAATCTATTGAAGAGACCGCATTGAAACTCCACAATACATATGCCGTCTGTAAAAAAAATTACATCGACCCAAATATAATAATATTTGCAGAAAATCAATTGACTAAAAATAAAAATTGATTTTTTTATATACTATAATATAAGATTAACACCCTTCTATAATATTAAAATGGATATCGAAAGTATTATCACTAATTTAAAAGATATGTTAACTGAACGCGGAGATGATATCTCATTGTTCGAAGAACATAGATTATCTATTGATAAAGAGGAATATGAAAATGATAGAAATGTAATAGAATTGCAAACATCTAATACAACTGTAATATTCGCATTAACTAAAAAATTAAGAAAGTTTATAATCGATGAACTTAAAATGTGCGATACTGATAATGAAAACTTTATAGCAAAATACGGTAATATGAAAAATGTCATACTTATATTCAATAATGATACTATATCTCAGCCTATCATTTCTCAATTAAATAAATACGATAAAATGTTTCAAAAAAATAAAGGACATTTGCAGTACTTTCATGCACAACAAATAATGCTCAATCCAACAAAACACGAATATGTACCAAAACATATTAAGCTGACTGAAACAGAAGCTGCTGAATTTATGAAAGAATATATGATTAAAAGCAAATTATATATGCCAATTATTTTACATAATGACCCAATTGCTAAATGGCTTGGTATCAAACAAGGTGACATTGTTAAAATTATCAGATATAATGAAAATAGCGGTGTTTCGTTTTATTATAGATCTTGTTTTTAAATAAATATATATATTATTATAGAAGCGATTATACATAATATAAGCATGGCTGTTCATAATGAAAAATATAAAGAGATTCTTGGATTATTAGGAGATATGTATGTTAAATATATTGATATTGATAATTCCGTAACTTCAACAGCTCCATTCATACAAAAAATTTTAAAAGATATATCCGAAGAAGAAATTGTTGATTTTCCATTACTAGAAGGGAATAAAGTGTCATTATATGGTCAAGAATTGAATGAAGCAAATACGGGACCAAAAAGTAGTGCCACATATAATATAAATAATGATTCATTTACTGACTTAATAAATCAAGCAATTTATACAAAAATTAATATTATGGAAGTAGATAAAGATAACGATAATATTGATAATCTAGCAAAAACGAAGGGGTATTTGAAGTTTGCGAAAGGAAGCATAACAACAACACCCAAAGGAACTGTTAGAATTTATCATAATGAAGATAATATTTTTAATTTGATTTGTAGTATGAATCTTGTCAATGTTTTTATAGATATTTTAGAAGCATATAAAAATTTTCTAGAAAACAATAATAATATAGAACATTTCAAAAAAAATGTAAATAATATAATAATTGTTAATAAATATGCAAGGGACGCGGTAGTTACATCTGAAAATTACGGCTATTGGGTTAATGGAACTAATGAGGCCAATAAAATGAATGAATCAACCCTATTTTTATCAATTAAGTCTTATGATTCGGGTACAGATGGATCCGCAACCGCTACTAATAAATTATTTACGGAATTACGTGTAAAATATAATGGTTATGCAAAAAAGGTGGAAGCGGCAAGTGCACTACAGACTGATGAAATAACAACTGCTCCGACATCCTCAACACCCGGTGGATTGTTTGTGAATAGTAACATTAGAAATGCAGCAAACACTGCCAGTAATACATTATCTGGTATAGTTATTAAAAAATTACCAGATGGAAGGTGTGTAATTAAACAACATGTGAATGATATTTATTTGGATGATAATAATAATTCATTCATTGAAGCCAACACAGCAGAATTATATAAAGCTCTTATTGAACGCGATAAAAGATTATTGCGAAATTTTTTGAACACAATAATTAAATTGAACTTAGTAAATAGAAAAACACAAATATTGGGATTATTAAAATTTTTTAAGATTATTAAAGAATACTTCCATATTGCTATAACATCTGGAAATATGTTATATAATAGTATTCATAATAAAATTGAAGTGGGGAGTGCTACTCCCAACGCCTGCGCAGCAGGCGGCGCTCCCACTACTTGTGGTTATACAGCATACAATGCAACCCCAGCAAAATCAACAGGGTATGGTATTAAATATTTAGCAGAAACAGATATATTAGAGCAAGCTACATATATATACGGCGATGATACAAAGCGTCCGTCAGTCATTGGTAATATTAAATTAGCTGTCGCGAGTGGGATAGCTGGGGATGGTAATGATAATTCAGTGTTTGGATTAGCATATACGGAAAATAATAGATATGTTGATAAAATAATAGAAAAAATTACAGACATACATATGAACGGTGCAGAGGCGGCCAATATAGCAATTTCTCACAAGTTTGCTATATCAGATAAAGGATTTATTGCTGAGGTTTTAACCGATAGAACTATGCGAATAAAAACTAGGATAAAACTATTCGCAGATAAAAAGGCTGAGAATGCCGACCTAGCCGACGACGGTAACTCGGGGAAGAAGGGTGACACAGAAAAAATTTATTCAGGGAATTTCTATGTTAAAGCCAGTACTCATGACGCGGGTATAACATATGGTGACAGCGATGGCAGAATTAGTGGTGACACCTCGTTTAAAATAAGTAGCATTAGAGGAAGTGACCTACCTATTGCAGTAAAAAATCAATTAAGTGATCGAAACATGGATATTGCAAAAACTCATATAATAAATATAAATAATACTTCATATCCGATAATGAGTATTCAATCTGGCAGCAACACCGACTTGCTTGAATTTACAATAAGTGCCAGACTTATATATCCTTCGGAAAATGAAGAGGCATTTAAAGATGTTCCTGTTTTGACATTGCCACATGGGTCGGTAACATTATTTAGTAGTGGTAAAGTAGCACTCGGAAGTACCACCACGTCGGATAACTATTTTGGGCGTTTTGATAAAGGTAGCTACGTATATTTTCACGCCGATGGTAATACTGCAAGTGGTTTTGATAATCAGGTTTTTATTACTGTTAAGAAACCACTCGATTATAAAAATGGATATATTAATAACGTTGATGCTATTAATAACATAAACGAACAAATAAATTCTAATCAATCTAAAATTAAAAATATAAAAACATTATATTATTTAAATAAGTCAAAAAATAACCTATTATATTATCAACTTGTATCTTATATTATATTGCTAATAGGAATAATAATTACATTAGGGTTAACTTATGCAATGAAAATGGAGAAGCCCATAATTAAACTTGTATCTAGTGTATGTTTTGGAATAGTTGTATTACAGGTAGTAACCTATTATATATTAGGTGTATTATATATTGAAGCCTTTACACAAGGTAATGTTATTGAAAATTTCTCTAACCAAGAAATGCAGATACCGGCCATTGTGGGAACTACAACAACTGAATTTACTGCTGATGGAAATCATGACTACCCTGGTTACAAAATAAATTTAGTAAATACTCAATTATTGCTATTAAATAGTAAACTTATAAAAGCGATAGAATTGGCAAACGTTAGTGTTGGTCAAGGCGATGCGACATCTGCCTATACGACACTATTGAGAAATACACTTAGCGAAAGAAATACGCGCGCCGATATTAATAAAAAATTAAGTAGTGAAGCTGACGGTTCATTAATGCATATAGATTTACTAAAATATAGTGCCTCGGTTTACGGCGTTTATATTAAAACTGTATTAATGGTTGGTTTAGCAATAACGGCATTATTTACAATTAATTTATATACTGATAATAAATATATGGAAAATATAGCATTCATTTGTATATTTATATTAGTCGTTATATTCTCTTACTACTTAATATATTCTAATGCGATTGTAAGAACAAAATCCAATAATATTTATTGGGGGAAAGAAAATAAATCCCAATATAATTGAATATAGAGTACACTTGATTTTTTTTATTATTTAAAACATATATTAATTATATATATTATATAAATACGCAATGAAGAAAGAAGATAAAAATAATTCAAATAGCAGTGAATCAACAGAAATATCATGTGAAGATAATTCAGAAAATGATCCGACTTACAATATTCATAGTAATAGTGAAGATTCTGACGATGACGATGATGGCGATGACTATATTTACAATAATTATGAAGATGAAATTAATGAGATAATAAATCCCCCTAATGGACCAGCCGGAGGATTCTTTAATAAACATTATGAAGAAGAGCATGATAGAAAACAAAAGTTTTTTTTAATATTAAATCCGCAAAAAAAATCTGTGCAAAATAAAATACAAAAGAAGAAATACGATTTTTATAATAAATATACAACAATTGAGAAAAAATATTTTGATAATTTATCTGATGAGGAAAAAGATAAAATAAAATTAAGGGAAGATGCAATAAATGACAATAAATTATCAAGTATGCCTATGAGGTTTAAAATACTTAATTCAAATATAAATGAAAAGACAAAAAAGAGCATCATAGCAAAAATAGATAGTTTTAATAATATGTCACCTTGTTCAAGTGAATATAATAAATTAAACAATTGGCTATCATCTTTGAATAATATACCATTCAATAATTATTATGAAATACCGATAAAGATAAGTGATGGAAATGAAAAAATCTGCGATTTTCTAAATGGTATACGGCAGAAAATGGAAGATACTGTATTTGGACACAAAGATGCAAAAGAACAAATAATAAGAGTATTAGCACAACAAGTTTCTTTTCCAAAGGCAAATGGCTATATTATAGGTATACAAGGTAGTGCTGGTGTTGGTAAAACCAAATTAATAAAAGAAGGTATTTGCAACGCATTAAATTATCCAAATGCATTTATTTCACTCGCAGGAACAGATGATTCGTCTTTTTTGAGAGGACATTCATATACATACGAGGGAGCAACATATGGTAAAATGTGCGAGTCTTTAATGAAAACAGGGATAATGAATCCATTGTTTTTATTTGATGAATTGGATAAGGTTTCAAATACATATAGAGGTCAAGAAATTATAAATACTTTAATACATATTACAGACCCAGTACAAAACGATAAGTATAACGATAGATATTTTGAAGAAATTGATTTTAATATATCAAGATCGATGATAATATTTACCTACAATGACGAAGAATTAATAAATCCGATTTTAAAAGATAGAATGATAGTTATAAATGTACCTGGATATTCTAATGATGAAAAATTAGTATTAGCAAAAGATTATATTGTTCCGGAAATTTTAAAACAATATAACCTAAATATTGGTGATATTATTTTTAATAATGAAATATTAAAACATATTATTAATAATGTACCCAAAGAAGATGGTGTGAGAAATTTAAAAAGAGCTATAAATAATATTATTTCTTGGGTAAATATGATGAGATATGTTCCAACGGATTCTGTAAAAATAATCTTACCATATACCGTTTCAATAATTTTTTATGATAAATATTGTAAATATAATAACGTTAATGACTATGACAAGAATTTACATAATTTATATTTGTAAATATTATAATAGGATGTCAAAATTTTTATTTTATGGATGCTGGAATAATATAAATTGTGAAAAGGAATATGTTTACAGAGATTTGGTTTTAAGTTATATAAAAAAAAAAGAGAAAGCTTTATCTACATTTTATATAGCAGGTGATAATTGGTATTCAACAAAAATATTAACAACAAATATATTAAGTGAAGACGGAGCAACAAAAAAAGATATTACAACACAATATTATTTATTAAGTATACTAAAAACTGGATATTATAAAATATATAGTTTAAATAAAACTATTCATGTAGCCGCTGGAAATCACGATGAAGAAATAGATGATGAAGATTTAAAATTAAAACCTACAAAAGAAAGATGTATGATTAAAACACAGAAAAAATATATCGATACATTAAATGAGATAGGCACGAAAGAGGGCAGAGACATGGAAGAGGACGTGGAAGAGGACGTGGAAGACATGCAAGATTCTGAAATGACTAGTAGTCAAATTATTGGAAGTGATTTTAACGGATTTCAACCTACCTTAGAAGAATTAGCAAAAATTCAAAAGATTGATATTCATAAAAACACAATCAATCTATATGTAGATAATATTGGTATTGTCTATAATGAAAAATATATTGTTATAATTATTAATACAAATAAATTAAATGATGATAATTATATGGAAGATATTAAAAGCAAATTTAGAGAAATCAGTGAAGAAGAATGTAAGCAAATATTTGTAATGGGACATGTACCACTATTTGCAATTAAAGTAAATAAAATAAAAGAAAAAAAAGAAAAAAAAGCTGATCCATTATTTGGGAAAAGAGATAAATTATTCGAATTATTAGCAGAATATAAATATATCTATATGTGCGCAGACTCTCATTATTTTAGTATAATGGAAATAAGCAAAGGTGGTAAAACTGTAATACAAATAACATCTGGTACAGGTGGTGCTGACCCAGATATTAATACAGAATATTATAAAGAACCTGAAAATAAAAAGTACGAGCAAGAGCAAGAGCACAAGCAAGAGCACAAGCAAGAGCACAAGCAAGAGCACAAGCAAGAGCACAAGCAAGAGCAAGAGCAATATGATATTAAATACTATTTACTGAATTCATACGGTTACAGTATTATTCGCATTTATAAACACAAAATAATAATTATATATAAAAAAATTATTGATGCGAATGAAGTCAGTAATAAAGATGGTAACGCATATTTTTATTCAATCCAGCGCAATGATGGTACTATTAAGTTTGAAAAAATAAGCTCTATCATAAAGGTTTTCTCAGATGAAAAATTTGAAGTCTATAGAAATGATAAAGTTTTAACATGTGGGTTGATAAAGAATCAACTGGCTAATATAAAAGATAATGTAGTAACATCAGATGACAAAGTCACATTTTGTTACAAAAAAATAAAAGATTAATAATATACTATAATAATAAGACAAATAATATAGCATGATTCTATTAAGTATTATATCCATAATAATATTTATAGCTATTTACTATTATTTATTTTTAACAAATACAGAAACTTATAGCAATAATAGTGAAATATATTTTATGTCTAAACAAGAATTAAATAATTTTTTAGAACATGATAAAGATAACTATGTAAATAATTTGAGTGATATTGATTTGAATGCGAGAAAAGTTAAAACAAAAAAAGAATATATTGATAATATACGTAAAACATCATGTGATTTAAATGATAAGGAAAAAGTATTGTTGAAAAAATGCTGTATAAATGCCGATAATTATTTGTTAACGTGTAAATTACATGATAATTATATAAATTATAAAGAACTGGCCAATATAAAGTGGGTAATATGTTGTACTTATAAAAATGAATCATTTCAATACGAAGAGGGATTACCACATACTAGGGAAAATGTAATATTTTTATCAAAAAGTGTTTTAAATTACTCGGAAGAAAATCTAACAAATACTTTAATACATGAAAAAATTCATATTTATCAAAGATATAATAAAGATGTTTTTGATAAATTAATACATAGTGAAGGTTTCAAAAAAATAGCATATAATAACAAATTTATAAGATCGAATCCTGATACTAATAATGATATATATATTGATAATAAAACTAATAATGTTATGGTATGCTTATATAGAAACAATAAACCCAATGGTATTAATGATGTTATTATGAAAAACTTTTCATTAGAGCATCCCTATGAAAAGTATGCGTATGAAATAGCAAATAATTATTATACAGATGTTAAGTATAAAAACATATAAATTTTATATATATATATATTAATTAAAAAGAATATACAATGGAAGAATTACTTAAACAAGCACCTGATAATATAAGTAAAGAAGAAATTGAAATAATTTATTTAAGAAATGATAAAAATGTATTAGATACTCTTACAGAATTATGGAAAATTCCAGTTAAAAATACTGTGAAAAAATCCACTGAAACAGAAAATAAATGGAAAGAAATAAGAGAAATATATGACGATATAGACGCAGAAATGTATAAAATGTTAAGGTCAAAAAAATAATGTCAAATTATATTAAATGGATAGATATAGTAAGGGTGATTTGGGTATATCCAACATAGATGGAATACCTGTTATGTCTTTTTTTGAACTTAATAAGATTATTAATGGTCAATATCCCGGTTATCGCGATAAAGCTAGTGGTATTAGTTTATTAAAAGGAGCATTAGGTGGTTCTATGGGGTTTGATACATTAGCTAAGGGTGCGTGGAATAATGCTTCTGCGTATTTAAATGGTAATAAGGGTTCTGATTTTGAAGTTATTGCTTCACCTCCACTATATGATAATAGTGTAAAACTTCCTATATAAAAGCTATATAAAAGATATATGAATATATTATTATATAATACCAATAAGATATAATGAGGCTAAGTAATGTCCTACTATTAATATGTGTTGGTTATGTAAATGCATTTGTTCCATATGTAAGTTTACTTAAAAAAATTCATCATACGAATCACAATGTATGTTCTGTACGAAAAATAATTCATAATTCAGTATCTTTACTTAGAGCATCTTTGCATAATAAAAAAACAAAATGGGAACCACCACAAGGATATATACCAGACAGTCAAAAAAACCAAGATAAATGGATTCCATCACAAGGATATATACCATATAACGAAAAAATCGCTGAAAAAATTGATAATGATATTGACGAATTATTTAATGAAGATGCTCTGTTTTCGGATATAACAAGGGAAACATTATATATCAATAATAAATTTGATAAATTATTAGATGATATTAATCATATGAAAAATACTGTTGAAAATATCAAAAAACATAACAGCATCATTAATATAAAATCACATTATTATAATGTTGATTAAATTTTTTTTATATAATAAATTAAAAAATAATATTATAATAGATTTGGTATCCAGATATGCCACATAATATAGAATTATTAATACTACTTATGGTTATTATAATTTTAACTACTATAAGTTTGATAACTCTGGTTGAATTAAAATATCATTTAGATTTGAATGATACTATTCAGAAAATGAATAAATATTGTTTATATAACACAAATATAATTGACATACATAGTGTTGAGATTAAAAGAACATTTATGTGGAATATTTCAAATTACCTTTTTGATTTTGAACAAATAAAACAAAATTTTAAACACATTGGAGGTCTTGATAAGTATAAGGACAAATATACTGATATTGATAATCTTAATAGGGACCTCAGTATTGTAGATGGAAAATTCAATATTATGAAAGTATATAATACGTATTTACATTACGGATTACCATTATTTATATTTATTTGGATATACTTTATAATACATATTACATATATCAAATATTTTACTGGAAGTAATTTAAATAAATATATATATATATTTAATTCATCATTATTTATTTTCATTTATGTTGCCATTTATACTATATTTTTCTCTATTATTTTAAAGAAAATAACAGAAATATACGCAGACACTTATGCATACGAATACATTATGTTAATGAAAGAATTGGATATCATAATAAAAGAAGATAAATCAGAAAATAATTACGAAATTATTAATATTTTAAAATCTGATAATACCAGTATAACTGGAATTGAAGATGTTGTTTTAACAGAAGAAATTGTTGATAAATTAATAGATGCAAAAAAAAATTATCAAGAAACCGGTAGGGTAATTGTAAACAGTAATAATTATAAATTAACATTAGAAAATATTGAAAAAATCTATGCATATAATAGTAAAAAAACTATTGATAAGGTTTTTGATGAAATAAATGATGTTACTAGATTTATGTATGTATATATTGTATTATTATTAGTACCAATTATAATACTGTCGCAGGTATTAAAAGAAGATTATATATATTATATATTAGGTTTTACTACAATATTCGTATTCTCCGTTACAGTACATAATATAAATAATATATTACAATAAAGTTCAATGAATATTTATTATATCTTTTTTTCTTTATAAGGGTTAAAGTAAATTATAAACTTTTATTATAATGCGCATATTGATATTTATAATGTTTGTTATTATGATTATAATATTTTTAAATGAATTGAAAAATATTACATTATCGTTTCTTAAAATTAATTATTTAAAAGATGTTGCAGATATTAATATAAAAAAACATTGCAATAATATATATTGTGAAGCAGAAACTGGTAGATTTAATTTAGCTAAAAATAGTTACGATTTATTATTACCAAATGATAATTTTAATACTAAAACGTATTACTTTACAATATTATTTGTAATTGTTTTATTATTTATTGATTTAATGTATAAATTCTGGAAATATAACGACCTGTTTATACCATATTTAAGTAATATAAATGGTGAATATTTTATTGCTTATTTAAAAATATTCCCATATATATTATCATTTTTAATTGTATTTATACTAACTGTTATGATTATCAGAAGATACGCACCAACGTCATCAACCGGTTATAAAGCATATTTTAATACAGATAATGATGTGATATCCGATGATATTGATACTTTTAATATTAATGTAATATTAAATCAATCCAAAAATATTATAGCAATATTTTTGGTTTTATACTTAATATGTGGCTTTCTTTCTAGTATACCAAGTGTACCACATGATTCTAGAATAGATGGACAAAATTACTTTTATTTTGCGATGGCTTATATATTTATATTACTATTATGTTTTTACATGATGGTAAATATTATTAATATTGCAATGACATTTACTGATAATGATAAACCTAATTTAGAATATATAGACCTCCAAGAAATATTATCGTCTGAAATTGACGAATTAAAGATATTAAGTGATGATGAAATGCTACGAGATATTAAATATATTGATCTTATTGATTATATATATAAAAAAATAAAAGCCTTAAAGGATGTATCTGATAGCGCTTCAAAAAAAATTGCAGATATTTTAGAAAATAAACTTATATTTTTTAAAGATATTTTAACTATTGCTATAACAACTGACAATATTGATAAACTTTTTGAAGATATTCTCGAAAAAGATGTGGAAGGAGAAGAACCTATTGAAAAAGCTATTTCTAATTTTATTATAAACAATACAGGCGATATCGCAGGAAACATAGTAAATCCAAAAGATGATAATATTTTTCAAAAAGACTTGTCTACTTATACTTATATATTTACTAGTAACATTAAAACATTAAAAGAAAATAGTGTAACAAAACGAATTTCTATTACTATGTTAAATGAGTTAATCGCTTTTGTAGATAAATACAATTACTTTAATTATTTAAATAGAAAAATTCTGTTGTGTGATTTAACAAATTTACTTATTTATAAAAACTTAGTAAATGTATCATATAATAACTATAATATTGACAAAAGTGATGTAAATGGATTTAAAGATTTATATAAAGACTTTTTAATACAAAAGCAAAAAATAAAGTTGTTTAATGAAATTTCCCATATGAAGAAAGAATATAGCAAAGAAAAAACCTTAACCATTAAAAAGCCAGACAGTTTTAAAGAGAAATATAAAACTAAATTAAATAATTTAATAGGATTATTATCAAACGACGAACCAAATGATAACTTATTGTATTCGCAGGAATATTCAATATTTAAAAATACATATGAAGCTGATCAAACATATACAGTAGATACATCATATAATAGTAAAAATAAATATTATGAAAATTATTTTAAAATAGCTAATGGTGAAAAATTACATGGCGATTATAATATTGGTGAATATAAAATAAAAAATATGGAAGATTTATTATCATATATAATGTTTGTTATAATTTTATCACTTGTTTTACTTTTAATGATTTATAATATAACAACAAATACAAATACTTTTAATTCATATAATTTATTTACAAGTGAAATTATTACACCCTTTTTATTAATGTTTATATTCGTATTATTTATTTACATATTTATTAATTATAATACAAAATATAATCTATATTTTATTAATGGTATATTTGACAGTTGTTACAAAAGAGATTTAACCCATTTAAATAATAAATTGATACCTTTTATTAAATTACACGATATAAATGCTGATATTATATCTAACGACTATTTAGACCATTATATAATAACAAATGTGTTCACTTCTATCATAAATGGTGATTTAATCCTGGAAGCTACTGGAAAATATGAAAATCCATTAAAACTTGATAAAAAATTTAAGGATTATGCTACAATGTCATCAATGAATGTACAATTTAAATTATACAATGATATAGATACGAGTGATAAGGTAAACTTTGATAATTATTATAGCAAAATATATGAAGAGACATATTCATATTTTAAAGGCGACAATAAGGATTTTAAAAAGAACAGTACTCCCGACATATATACTTTTGTTGATTCTATACCAGAAAATCCTAATATAAGAAAAATAGTTGATGTAAAAGTTACTAATAGTAGTGATATTGATGCCTATTTCGAACATATTATAAATAGCTATAAAGATAAAATAATAAAAATTATATATATATGCAAACACATATTTAATCCTAATAATTTTAAAAAAAATATTTCTGAATATAATGATGGTATTACTAATAACAACGAAAACATTTTGATGTCATATTTTAAATTTGAATTATCAGAAAATAAAATGGAGGCTATCCCATATAAATTTTTATTAAACATTAATGCAAATAATTTAAAAAAATTCCTAGAATTAGCAAATGATGATAAAATTATTTTACCACCAGAAGTAGAAACAAAAGAAGAAAAAGCTTTGAAGTCTGCTGGGACACCAGAAGAAAAATATATAGCACTATTGGAACTGAACGAGTCTTATAAACCTATTGAAAAAATTGTCAATAATTTCTTATTAATTATAGCACATATGAAATACAATTATGAAATTCTTAAAAAACATATCCCGGATCTTTCTAGCATAAATACAATTGCTAATCCATCAATTCTAGAAGTCCCTATGAGCAGCATGAGAAATACCGATGACAATCCCGAATTAAAGAATGCTTTACATAAATTACATTGGTATGAAAACATAAAATTATTTGGATTATTAACTGATTCTCTATACAAAAATAATAATACAAAAATAGAAATTGCTGACACATTTAATCCGACATTTAAACCAGACGAAACGAAAGGAACGCTTCATAAAATATATACTGAGCTTAATTATACCTTTAATATGCTGAATAATTATGAATCTGAAACAAATAATATTTCTAATAATTACTTAAAAAACGTTATCAAATCTATTTATAAGGATATTAATAACAGTGATATAAAATTTAGTAATGATGATTCGGATAATAAATCGGATAATAAATTTGAATTTAAAATAGATAAAAGTAATTTAGCAGATCCCGTTGATAGTATACTACATAAAGCAAATAATATTACAGGTGAAGGATTTTTAATCAATTATATTACCAATATCATTATAATTATTATGATGTATAATATTGGCAATAATATATAATTAAAAATATTATAAAGTAGTAAAGGCGTGATTATAAATTAATTATAATGGGAAGTGAGTCTAAGAATAATATGCAAAATAAAATAAAAGAATTTCAACAACCATATTTATATAGATTAAAATCAACAAATGAAGAAGACGAGGATTATCGTTATAGATTATTAAGTAATTTATTATTTTCACCGTATGATGAAAAAGACCCTGAATATTTATATTTTTTTGGTATTATACCATGTGAATTAATCCCATCAGCATATATACCATTAAATTATAAAAATCATTCTAAAAATTTTTATAGATTATCTAAAAATGATAAATTTGTAGAAGCTCATTACAAAGAGACTTACAATAAAATTCTACAAGGCGATGTTGAAAGAGATTTTAGCTTTGACGATAAAAAAATAATTAAGGAAGAACTCAAAAATATGCTAACAAATTTTGAAAGCAACGACTCTATTTACAATTTTAATTATTTACCTATGACAATAAACATAATAATTCTATGGACTATTGTAATATTTATGATAATGTATATTTCTCTTTATTATTATGCTCAAATATTCAACTATATTCTCGCTATAACAGTATCCGTATTATTAGTCCTTTCTATAATATGGAAAATGATATACACATTACAAAATTAATTATTATTTTTTTATCTATAATACCAATAAGGAAGTATTAATATTAATTATGGGTAAAATCAAAGACAAAGATAGAATGAAATTTATTACTTTATTTAATAAATTACAATATGAGAAACCTATTGACGATCCTATAATTACCGATTCATTTGCTGACTATTTAATTGACGATATTGATTTAAAAAAAATGGCTCCGGAACGATTTAATTATTATAAAGATTTGATAGCTATTTTTAACAAAAAACCACGAACATTATATAATATTCTAAAAAAATATTATAGATTTCAAGATATGACAAATAAGGAGAAAAAATATCTTAATAAATTATCATTTTATGACGCCGATAAAGAAACGTTAGAGATCGATGATTTGCATGATCTTGAACAAAAAATTGCTAGTGATAAAAATTCAGGAGATATTATTAGAAAATTTTTAAATAATATAAGAGAAGACATCAATAAGCAGGGTGGCAGTAGTAATGAAAATAAAAGCGAACATACGGGTGGTGATGGTGGTGATCCAGATTATAAGGAATCGGCATTTAGAAATGCTTTAAAGAAAAACTATGGAATGACCAATATCAACTATTTGAATACTAATATATCTAAACCTACGTACAAGGAAGGTGACAACACCCAAGATGATAAAAATACTGTTGACGCGAAAAATAATGCAATGGAAAAACGATATAAAAATCAAAACAAACTTGTTAAAATCGGTCAAGAAATAGATATATATAATGATGGTGAATATAATACAGGCCAAATTAAACAAAAAATATTAAAGTTTGAAAATGACCCCGAAAATCCATTGAAAGAATTAGATATTAAATTTGACGATAGAATCGTTTTTATATTTTCTACATTTTTCATCAGATATGTTACACTTGTATTAATAAAATGGTGTATCGATATAAATATTATAAAAACATTTGAAGAAGGCTTTTATTATTACGCTGCTATTTATTTAACTATATTTTGGTTTATTGTTTTGTTTGTTAATATTGATAATTCAACACAAGTTGATTACATGAACTTTGACGATTTTATGAATAGTATTAGATCAGTATTTTATTATTATTATATGGGTACAAATGGAATAACTAGATTATTTGTTCATACATGTTTAATAATTGTATTATTAATGATACCCATTATATTAAACATTAGAAAGAAAAATGATTTTGAAGAAGATGACGATGGTGACGATAGCGAAATTGTACATTATGACGAAAGAAAAAAATTAATAAAATCGCTCTCATTATTTACTATATATATATGGGTTTTGACAAGTATTATCGCTACTAAATTCTAATAAAAGATATATTTATTTAGTTTAGAGAGCATATAATATATGGATGAAGATAAACGAGCAACGGCATTAAATTCCATTACTACTGTTGGAAAAAAATATATATCATTATCAGATGGCACTAAAATTGGAAAGAAAGTTTTAAAGGATTTAAAAAAATTGATGGAATTGGAATTGCGAGAAAAATACAAAATTGTTAAAAATAAATGGAAAGTCGTTTCTGATGAAAAAGATAAAGGTAGTAAAAACGTACTTATTGCAGATAATTATTATAAAAAAGTAGAAGATGTTAAATTAATCAAAAGAATTACTGACAAATATACAAGTAACAAAGCAAAAGCCAATACCATAATAACTAAACAAATATCTGAGAGGGAGTTGTTATTAAATACTAAAGGTATTGACCCCGATGATGATAATTTGTTAAAAGAATTAAATAAAAAAAAAAGAGAGTTGGGAGAATTAGTTGAAATAGATTATATTACAAAAGAGACAATATCATTTAATAGTATTATAGATGCTGGTAGCGTGTATTTTTTACCATATGTTGTAATAAATGATGATCCAAAAGATATAGCTGTTATTATCAATGATAAAAAAGAGCTTGATAAAATATTCAGAGAAAAACATTTTAAATCATTTGACGATTCAGTTATATTAGAGTTTTATAATGAAATAACAACAAAACTATCAGATACAAAGGATTACATAAGGAAAACTGATGTAAATATTAGAAAAGATATAATAGATGATTTATATAAAAAGCTCTTTGCCATATATGATATAAAAGAGCACAATTTAAAAAATAAGGAAAGTTATAAGAAACAGATAAAAGATGAATATATTAATAAAAAAATAGCACGAAATAACAGTTTATCTTTTGGTGGGGCGCCCTTCTTAGAAAACACGAAAAAAGCTTTCGGAACCATTGGAAAAGCGATGACTTCTTCATCTTATCTTAGCGATAAAGCGAAGGCGGTGGCAAGGGGTGCCAGAACAGGCACGAATAAGGTATTTAAAGTTGCTAAAAAAGTAAAAGGAGGTCTACGTAATAATCCATTAGTCATGGCAGCAAACTTAATAAACAAGCGCGAAAAAAAAAAAGCACAATTTAATGATGCTGACAAGGCTGTAATGACTCTTTTTGAAAATCTTGGTACACCAGATAATTTAAGCATAGACGTTTTAAAAGACTTGGTCAATAACTTAGACAAAAATAGTAGATATAAAAAGGATATTGAAGCGCTTATTGGATTCAATCAAGCTATTTTAAATGCAAATGAAGAGTCAAAAAATAACGATGCAAATGAACAAAGCGAACATAAAAGAACCACTTCCAAAGAGTTTATTGAGAAAGCTCTTGGAAAATATAAAAAATTGAAAAAAAGTTTTATGGAGAAGGTAGCCAGTGATAAAAAAGCAGTAGATGAACAACTTCAAGAAGGAGCTGATAAAGATTTTATTAAAGCTACTACATTCAATGAAATAGTTGAAGCAGATTATAGTTACATTGAAAATGTCAAGGGACTTTATAGTTATTTACAACGCATTGATGTAGAACAAACAGGTGGTGATCCACTATATGATATAAAAAAAACAGGAAACCCAGATGATAAAGAAGCGGGTGCGACACCATATGATTTCTATAAAATATTAAAAGAAAATTACATTGAAATAGTAACATTGTATTATAAGTTAATTGATGCTGCTGGTAAAGAAGAAGACCATTATAAATTCATTTATAAATATGATGGTATTCAAGAACGGAGTAACAATGAAGATACCTCTAAATCAATTGGCGATAGTGTAAAAAAAAATACTGGATTTGATAAACGTGTAGCTGCTCTTGAATTTATAAGAGAACATTTGAAAGAATATTTACCAGACAGCGCGGGGATCCCGAAAATTATAAACAAAGGAGATATCAAAACAAAGGTGCCCAACATCTTTACTACTTTAATTGATGAATGTAAAAAATCCAACACGGATTTTACTCATGATATACCAGCAAGTAACGGTATGACTGGCTTACAAGAAATATTTCTTCTTATTTTAGATTATGATATTGGAAAGCAAGAAGAAATATTTGATAAGTCATTATTGGGAAAAACAAATACTTTATTATCAAATCAGAATGGTTTGCGATGGCAAGACAATGGCGACAAAAACGAAACACTAAAAAAAGCAATAGAACTTATAGCAAACAGCGAAAAAAAAGGACAAGATTTGGTTCACGAGTTGAATTTGCAATTAAACCCAGGAGAAAAAGGTGAAATAGAACGCAAGAAGGCGTCAAATGAGGCAACGGCATTAATTAATGACTTAAAAGAAAAAATAAGATTACTTGAATCAAGAATTGAAGTTTTAAAAATAATAGAAACAAAATTGCCAATAGAATTTAAAAAAATATACAAAACAATATCTAAAATGAAAACAATACCACAGTCAACGGAATATGAAGACTATATTTATAATATTTTAAAAGGCTATAAAATAAATTTTTTTGAAAAAGATAAGGAAACTGATAAAACTGATAAACATCCTATTATTAAAGAGATTAAATCAGAAAAAGCACAAGTTGAAGATAAACTAAAAAAATTGAGAAGTGAAGTAATTGAACAAGAAAAAGAAAGGAGAGCGGAAGTTGATATTCTGAAAGCTCAGGGTAGGGGCTATGATCCGCAATATGTTAATGTTATCCCGCAAATTCCGACTAAAAAGGGAGGGGCCTATGATAATGGTATTGATACAGATAAACTTAAAATAGATTTAAAAATAGATAAAGAATCCTTAATAACCAGGCATAAAGATTTTGATAATTTTGTGTCTCGTGATGATACTAATTCCACTAATTTACATCATTTTATGGAGGAATTAAAAGAGAATGTTGAACATCTTGAAAATGATGACGGTCAAGATAATGGCGCGGGCAACAATAAAATTGATTCAGACCATGAAAAAGGGATATACGAAGATATATGGAATGATTACCGGTATGCTGTAACTAACCCAACTAATAAAGGCGAATATAAATATCTAAATGACTTACTTTTTTTAACAGAAGGAGAGAAATTACATGATCGTGTTATACAAAGTGATTTAGACCCCGAAATTGTATTAAAAATAAACTTTCGCGACAAAGCCATATATATATTTCTTATATTTTTGATAAGAACTATAAATATAATAACATTAGAATTTTTTATAGAATATAATTTAATACAAAGCCTACAATATGCTATTGTATTTTATGGTTTTATGTATTTGGTAATAATTATATTTTTAATAGCGATAGTTAATTACGATTCATATAAATTGAGAATTATATTTAACTATCTAAATATGCACATTAATTCTCCTAATTTGTTAGTGCAAAATGTATTATTTATAATATTTATTATACTTGTATATATATTAGTAAAATCTGATGATTTCTTAAAGTATTTTGGTGAATTATTAGATTTTACTAATATATATTATTATATATATAACTATACTAAATCGCTTGATGATGATTATTATACCAATTTGACACAAAATGAAAAATTAAAATTATTATATAGAATTGATATAATATCAATGATAATATTTATATTCTCTGCATTTTTAGTATTAATATTATAATTTCGGACAATAAGACATCATAATGGTATATTGTCCCTTATAATTTAATAAAGAAGAATTCATTAATATTTTTTTTTCTATATTTTCAATATATACACTTAATATATTATCAGCTATATTTAGGACCTTACCTTGAATATTATCGCCCAAATTAGTTTTAATCAATATATTATCATATTTATTTATCAATGAAACGCCGAAACTATCATATTTCATTTTATCGCCATTATTGATAGTTAAATCATAGATATTGTTGAGATTATCTTCGACTTCAATAATATCTATATTATCTTGCCCCATATCTAGATCATTATTTAAAAAGTCTGTGAAACTAATATGCCAATTTTTAGCAGTTATCAATAATATATTATCGCTATTTATATTTTCCCAAATATCCCATGCATTTTCATTTGAACTTGTTTTTAAAATAAATATAATTTTTTGAGCGTGTTTATTATTATTTATCGTCATTGTTACAAATGATGTTTTATATTTAATTAATTTGGGTAATAATAATCTGTCTATTTTTATATTGTTTTTAAGTAAATCTATATTTATGGTAAATGATAGTTTATTTCTATTGGGATTATTACACCAATCGCGATTATAACTATTGATTACAATATTTTTATAGATAACCTTAGTTTTCTCTCTCGATAAAACTTCTAATTTTTCTAGTATTTTTACGTTAAAATTTATAGGATTAGATTGTTGAATATATGATTCTTGTTTGGATTCTTTAACTTCCGATTGTTGTTTTTGCAGATTCGCAAGTGAATTTGCAACACTGCGTTTCTCTTCTAATTCTAAAACTTTCAATAATAACTGTTCGCTATCATACTTCATACTCTCGTCTTTTTCTTCGGTTTTTATTATTTCAGGTTCATTTTGCCTATTTATTATACCGTCATAATGTTCTTTTATTTTGGATAATGCTATTTTATTCAATTCCATGAGTTTAACAATTTTTTTTATAAGAATAGCATCAGAACATATTGATTTTATTATACTTTTTGTAATATTAATTAGGTCATTATCATTGGCATCAACATTACTATATTTATCTTTAATCATTTTACTTGCAGCATTAAAAATCAGATTGATATTTTTATCAGATTTAAAATCATCTATTACACTCATTATAACTTAATAGTTAATAATAGAAAATAGATGATAAAAATAACACATTACAAATTAATATTTCTATCGCTGAGATGTTTTTGAAGATTTGGGCGATATAGATACTTTCTATTTTCCTCCATTTTTTTATCATTTATATTTTTATCATTTACAATACAATGCCTAAAATCGGGGTCCTCATATGGTGATTTTAGCTTTAATTGTTTATATTTGAGCAATGCATTTATCCATCTTATTTGATAAGCCATTGAAAACATACCACATTCGGTATTTTTCATTTGATGTTTTTTATCATTAGTTGTTATTGCAAATGTGATTTTTGGATATTTTTGCGCTAATTGTTTTTTGATATTTAATATGAACTTTTTAATATAATGGGGCATTGATATTGCATTACTATCATAATAATGAGCCCCATAGGATTTATTTTTAGGGTCTATAATAATAAATGTAGATGTCCAATGAGAACCACTTTCATCGTGTTTATCTAAATTTGTTATCAATCCTAAATATTTAATACCTTTACTATTATATTTTTTTAAATCTAATGAACATATTTGGCTATATAAGCATCTGCCGAATTTATCTTCCTCTGAAAAATCTATCGGAAAAACACCCAAAAATGCATAACAATATCTCTTTTCATTATTATATTGTATCATTACATCATCTATATCGTAATTTGATAACCATTCTATCGGGTTTTTATACCACTGTGATGGCATTTCTGGGCGTAACTCTGTTTTTTCAATAAGTTTAATATTTTGTCGCATTTTAGGATCTTTCGTTAGACGTCCAATAACACCAGGCCAGCACCAGTATTGCTTATCATCGCATATTGATTTTATGCGTTCATTAAGTAATTCTGACAATTTTTTTGCACTAAATGTTTTTTTATACTCTATTTTATTTTCACGACAACAATTCCATGCATCTATTAACTTTAATAAGGTTGTTTTTTTAAATAATGTAGGAGTCTTTGCGTTTTTAGGGCTATTATATTTTTCTATTTTTGTTGACATAATTTATATTTTTTTACAAATACACCTACCATATATAAAGATAAATAAAAAAAATTGTAATCAAATATGTATAAAAATAAAAATTGATATATATATAAAGCAAATTAAATTTTAAAACAATGGGTATAAATGAAGATTTACGTCAATTCATTAATAAACACAAGGTTGAAAAGGGAAAACCTTACACCAATACAAGCATAGGATCACCAAAAGTAAGTCTTTATATTCCCGAAGAATCCTATGAAAAATTTATTAATTTATACAGTTTAGCCCTTACCAGTGGTGTATCATTACATTTTACAGAGAAACCTACTATACCAAGTCCATTGCGAGTTGACCTTGATTTCCGCTTTACTATACCCGATGATAAATCGGGTATTTATAGTTCCCATAATTCCAATTCTTCTTTAAATGATAAGAAAGTATATGATAGAGTATATACTTCTGAGAACATATTCAGAATAGTTGATGCATACTTTAAAATAATCAGTAGTTTTTTAGATGTAAAAGAAAAAGATGCCGTTGCTTATGTTATGGAAAAGCCTAATCCAGTAGAATTTAGAAATAAGCTTAAAGACGGAATTCATATTGTATTTCCACATATTATAGTTGAAAATAACACACAACATTTCATAAGAAGAAAGATACTTGATATGTCTCCTGAGATTTTCAAGGAATTACCTATATGTAATGATTTTGATTCTATTGTAGATAAAGCTATAATTGACACCAATTGCTGGCAAATGTATGGTAGTCGTAAACCAGATTGTGATGTATATCGTGTTTCTTGTATATATAATTATAATAATGGGGTTACTAATCGCATTGAATATGAATTAAATGCAAGTGATGAAATAAAACATATCAAATTATTCTCTATGATTAAACGAGGTAATTATCCTGATATTGTTAAAGAAGAGTTTAAAACAGAAATTAGTCAGTATAGCAAACATATATTACCCGCGATTGATCAAAAACTTAAAAGCAAGGTACAAAATAATATTTTTGGCAAATCTCTTAATGTTAATAGAGCTTATGTTTCAGAAGATGAATTGGTATTTGTTAAAAGATTAATAACAGAATGTTTGGCACCAAGTCGTGCAGATAATTATACTGATTGGATTAATTTAGGATGGGTCCTACGCAATATTGATTATAGATTGCTTGAAATGTGGATTGAGTTTTCCAAAATTAGCAGCGCATATATTGAAGGTGAATGTCAGCAACTATGGGATAAGATGCGCAAAGACAATATGGGATTGGGAACTCTAAGATGGTGGGCCAAACAAGATAACTCTATTAAATATAATAATGTAGTTAATACAGCAATTATTAAATATATTGACGATGCGCTTGGTAGTGATGGCGCACATTTCGATATTGCTTGTGTTGTGCACGCAATATATAAAGATGAATTTAGGGCTATTACAAAAGATGTATGGTATAAATATGATAAACAGCGGCATAGATGGTGTAAGGGTAGAGAAGGTTTGGAATTACGCAAGTTATTGAGTATTGATATATGTAGAAGATTTATGGAACGTAGTAATTATTATAATGAATATAGCGACGACCCTATTCAGCGCGCTATAAATGAGGAGAAAAGCAAAAAATGCTTGAAGATCGCGACGCAACTCAAAAATTCTAGTTTTAAAGATTCTATTATGAAAGAATGTAGGACTTTGTTTATTGACGAATCATTTGAAGAACTTCTAGACAGTAGGTCGCATCTGATTGGTTTTGATAATGGTGTATATGATCTTAAAATGCATATGTTTAGAGATGGGATGCCAGATGATTATATATATTTATCGACAAAAATAAATTATATAAATTATAATCCCGATTGTCCAGAAATTAGTGAGATAAATGATTTCTTTGCTAAAATATTTACTAATAAAAATTTGAGAAATTATGTTATGGATGTATTAGCTTGTATTATTGATGGTAGTATTGCACAAGAAAGATTTTATATCTTTACTGGTCAGGGAAGTAATGGTAAATCGCGATTATTAGATCTTATTCAAAAATCCATCGGTGAATATTATTGTATTTTACCAATTGCTCTTTTGACTCAAAAACGAGCTGCAAGTAATGCTGCACAAAGTGAATTAGAAAGAACAAAAGGTAGAAGATTTGCTGTCATGCAAGAACCCAGTGAAAATGAAAGATTAAATATTGGTCTAATGAAAGAACTTTCAGGACAGGATAGAATCCTTGTTAGAACCTTATTTAAAGAGCCTTATGAATTTAAACCACAATTTAAAATGATATTAACTTGCAATGAACTTCCGGAAGTACCAAGTGATGATGGTGGTACTTGGCGTCGTATCAAGGTGTGTAACTTTTCGAGTCGTTTCTGTGAAAATCCTAATCTTAGTAAAAATGAATTCCATATGGATTTGGAACTATCTGACAAGTTCGATCGCTGGAAAGAAGTATTTATTGGTATGCTGATTGAAAGACATAAAACTATTAACCCATCTTCCATCGCAGAACCTAGTGAGGTTAGGGTTGCTACTGAGAGTTACAAACAAAATAATGATATTATCGGGCAATTTATTAATGAAAGAATCATTATTGATCCCGAAATTAGAGAACCACGAATTCGTATTGATAAACTTTATAATGATTTCAGAATTTGGACTGTTTCCAATGTAATAAAAGGTAAAAAATGCCCTGATAGAAATCAGCTTAAAGCATATTTTGAGAAAATGTTAGCAACTCCTTATGATGTTAAAGGTTGGCGAGGTATCGGATTCAGACTCGAAGATGATGACGATGAAGATTAAATAGCTTTTCTATTGCTATAATTATTACTTTGCTTAAAATTCATTAGGTCAGTTATTTCGTTTTTTATATCGTTTTCATGAATATATCTTTCGGGTTTACTAGAATAACCTCTATATCTTTTTGCTTTAATAATTATAGTATCTTTTTCATTTTCTTGATTACAACATGATTTGAAGTTTAATACATCTTCAATAAAAGCCTTGATATTTAACATTTATTCGTAAAAATAATATGGAAAATCAATTTTTTATAAAAAATGATTATATAACATTTATAATTTTCTTATAACTAATATAAAATGGAATTCTGTGAAGTATGCGATAATATGCTATATGTCAAAACAAATGCGACTAAGCAATTAGTTAAATATTGCAAACATTGTCTATATGAAAAGGTGGAAACAATTAATACTGCTATTAGAATTTCGCAAACTATATATAGTGAAGATGATTTGTTATATAATCAAAACGTAAATAAATATTTGCGCTTTGACCCTACATTAAGAAGAATTAGAGACCCTCTTGTTAATTGCCCTAACGCAGATTGCACAGCTACTCCGGATAATAATCAAGTTATTTATATTAAATATGATGCTAAAAATATGAAATATTTGTATGTTTGCGAAACATGCGGACACACATGGAAGCAAATGTAAAAATTGATTTAATTTATGTTATTTTTATTAATAATGAATACCTTCTTTATTAAATTAACTGCTATCATTCTAAATTATGTTATATATAGCGATTGTTATGTATTTACTATGTCTCTTCAAGATAAATCACATAATAAATTAAAACTATCTAGAAAACCTCTTTTACCCCGACAATCGGGTTTGTGAAATTTGTAAAGAAAAAATTAATGTAAAATCTACTATTCCTTATAATTGTTCTATCCCACTCGGATGTCCTTATAATAAGAAAACACAAAACGATGACGAAGATTCTTTCAAAGGATAATTAATATATTTTATATTAATAAAAATGGAAAATAATTTTTATGCTGAAATAATTGCTACAATAGCAGGGATATTATCTACAATGGCATTCATACCACAGGCTTATAAAATATTTATTACAAATGAAACAGAAGATTTAGATTTTTTTACATTTACTTTATTATCTGTAATATATTTCTTATGGGTTATATGGGGATTGTTATTAAATAGTTATAGTATTATTATATTCAGTTTTATACAGTTATTTTTAATATTATATATAAATATGAAAATTTACAAAAATATCAAAGGGAATATCGTGGGTAATTATAAATTCATTTAAATAACTATCTCTTCAATTTCTAATACATTATATGTATATCTGGCTAATATATAGAAGTAATCCGACAATATATTAATATATTCTAAACATTCATGAATATTATGTATATTATTATTTGTTAATGATTCAGAGTTAAAATAATAATAGTTCATTGATACTAGTCTTCTTTCAGCAGTTCTACATTTTGCACGAGCTTTAAAAATAGAAGCTATCGTTATATTACCACCCGACAATACAAACATGCTTTGAACCGGTAATAATTTATCAATCTCTTTTAAATAATTTTCTATTTTATTTGTGCTCAATTCTTCATCTGATTTTTCAAACAATATTTTATTTTCTATCATATTTAAATCTTTTTGAAAGTCATAAAGTATATCATAGTATTTATAGATTAGAGTTGGATTTTCATTTTTTTTTAAATTTTTATATACTAGCGCATTAATATATCCTATCTCAGCACTTAGCTCATCTAATTCTCCAAGAAATTTTATTATTATATTGTTTTTTGAAACCTTAACTCCATTGCTTAAATGGGTAGTTCCATCTAAAATTCTCTTATTCATTTGTATTATTCTCAATTTATTTTTATATAAAATAAAAAATGATATTAGTATATTAGAATTACAATAACTAATGTCTATATCTTATAAAGCCAGTCATATAGAGGATATTTCTAAAACTAATGAATCACTTGGTAAAGATAAGATTTCTAAGCCAATTATGACAATTTATGAATTTGATAAAATAATTGGTATAAGGACGCAACAGTTATCATCCGGTGCTACCCCTTTCATTGGTAATATTAAAAATGTATCAAGTAATATGGAATTGAGACAAGTGGCGCTTGAAGAATTAAAACAAGGGAAACTACCATTTATTATAGAAAGAGTTTTGCCTAATAAAAAAAAGGAACATTACCGTGTAAGAGATTTAGATCTCGTTGCTATCAGAGACCGGATTAGATAAATATGTACTGATTCTAAAAAAAATTGATATTCGCTTATTTTTTTTTCTACTCACAAATGACCAAGTTCTTTGCAATCGCTTTCGCCGCTACTCTTATCGCATGTGTTGACGCCAGAATGATACGCATGCGTTCGGGTAGTTCTTGCCACTGCCGTCATCGTATCCAGAATGAGCGCGATGATGCTATCAAAAAACATAATGATGTTGCCAATGATATTGACGCGTTGAAGGCATTTGTAACAACATCCAGTTGCAAACCCGGGTATGAGTTCAATTATGATAATTCTAAGCTGGACAAAAAGGCTATCACTTGTGATAAGTGTCCTGAAAATTATTACCGCACTGCTGAAAATACTACTTGTATTCATTGTCCCGAAGGATATGTTTCAAAAGAAGGAAGTAGTATTTGCACTCGCGCTACTGATACTGATCTCAAACATTCGCTTTGTCCGATTGGCAGTGTTGTAGGAAATAATCCTTTTGCTGAAATACGCAAAAGTTGCAGAAAGTGTGACAAGAATTCAAGGGAATATATGCCTTATTTGAATAATGCCGATGATTGTTTGATTTGCCCGATTGGTTCTATCATAGATAGAAATAACGAATGTTCAAAATGTCCTATTGGATATTATGAAAAAAATAATAAGTGCGTTGAATGTGATGCTGGCTCATATAATGACATGGAGGGAGCTAGTCAATGTATGGAATGTAAAAATATCAAGTCAACATCATTCAATATCATGGGTGGTACCACATGTGATGATAGTGCTCTATTTAACTTGGCAGACAAATTGAATAGCTATGCTAATATTGATTATATATCTAATCCTCTCATCACTGGTATGCAGATTGGAAGTGCTATTGTTTATAATAATCGCAGGATTATCCAAGAGTTATCTGTGTTTGGTGGAGTTGTTGGCATTGTTGCTGTGGGTATCATCAGTGGTTAAATGAGTTAAATTTGTATATTATGTGTCTGTCTATTTTTATATTTTGAGTACATAATTTTGAAAATCTTTTGATTTTTTAAGTTTTATAAAATCTAAATAAAATTAAAATTATGTACTCTTTTTTAGAAATGAGGTATTTTGTATTTAAGAAAGTATGTTTTTGGGTTAAACTTATATCCAGTAATTCTTTTACTACGGATATTCACGATTAGTTAATGACATATCAATTTAAGTAATCTTGCAATATTAAAGATAATGTACAAGTTGATGTTAGACCATTTACGAGAGCCATTAATCCAAATACCATTAAAATAACTAATGGTATAACATTAGCATTCTTATACTTACTCATTTCCATATATGTTAAACCACCAAACATTAGTATTAATAATCCTAAGAAGGTTTGAACTATACGCATTATGCTATAAAAATTAATTCCTGGTGTCCCTTCAACCTTTATGTTGTGTGTATCATTATTAATTTTGATTAGATTACCCCCATAATTTAAATTATTAAATTGCAAATCCTTACTTATTTTTATATTTGCATCATTAGCAAAATATTTATCCTTAATATATTGAGAACGCCCAGCTGATCTACATACTATATAGATTTCATTAGCATATTCTAGATGTTTACGTATAGTATGTTGATTAAATCTAATCATATCCATTGGTATATTATAATATCCATAATCTCCTGATGGCGCAAAGCGTTTATTATATACCTCATCGCTCTTACGAATATCTATAAATATATATCTCATTCTAAATAACAATAATATTATTATTTAGAACATAAGAAGGTTATCGAGAACTACGAGAAGAGCGAGGACTACGAGAAGAGCGAGGACTACGAGAAGAGCGAGGATATGATCTCAATCCTTCTATTACAGATAAATCAGATACAATTATTTTTTTACTTTTGGATTCATCGGGACATATTTCACTTGTTTTATAATAACTTATTTCATGTCTTGGATAATCAATGTAATATTTTGTATTAAAAGGTAATAAAACTTCTGCTTCATTATAATTACTGACATTGTCAATTAGTATAATTTTGCTTCCTTTCGTTAACTTTATTCTCATAACACAACATTTACCACCCATATATGAAACAGCTTCTTTGAAATTAAAGGAGGCACTATTCAATGTCTTAGAAATAAAGTTTCCTTTTACCGACCCTTTGATATAGTATTCGTCATTAACACCTCTATAAAATACAAGTGGTTTTTTAATAACAGGCGATTTTTCAAATATTTTATATATGTCTTTAATATAGATTTTAAGTATATTTTTCCAATCAAATGATACATAATTCTCTTTTATATAATCTTCTAAATCTATTCTTGTATAGTCTTTAAATTTCTTATCAGTATTGTATAAATATTTTTTAATTTGATAATAAAATAAAATATAATCTCTATTTGCATTGAATTGTTTTTTATTGACTATGATTTTTGATTTTCTACTATCGTGATAATCAACTTCGTCAATATTAACATCAATATTGAATTTATTATTAATAAAATAATTTACTATAACATCTCCGTCATGTGTATGACATCTTAATGTGTATAACTCTTCTGATGTTAATGATTTTATGAATGCATTTTGCGATTCAATAAATTCATTATAATCATCTGGATTTACTGTAACATATAATTTATTTATAAATTTTTTATTATAATCATTATATAATAAATTAATGTTTATTTCATATTTCTTGAATACTATTTCATCATCATCGTGTGTATCAGATAAAATGTGTTTATCAATTTTAAACGTTTTATATGTTATATTAGTTTTTTTACCAGAAAACTCTTTTGATAATTCTTGATATTTCTTATAATATTCACACATCGTTTTATGATTTTCGTCCATATATATATCTTTATTATATTCAATGCGTTTCCTTGCGCGATATAAACTACTGGTCAATGACTTTTCAACATTCTGAAATGATTTATACATTTGCTATTTATAAAAAGAGTACATAATTAATAAAAAATTTATAAATTATAGAAAGTTTATAAAAATTATAGAAAATCAAATTATGTACTCTTTTTTTTTATTATATACTACAAAATATTATTAATAACTTTATAAAAATAAATTAGCCACTCTCAGTGGGGCTCGAACCCACGGCCACGAGGTTAAAAGCCTCGCGCTCTACCAACTGAGCTATGAGAGCCCTGGAAGTAATTATATCTTCCATATAATATATTTAATCTTGTCTTTATATGTATTATTAGTTGAAAAAAATGATTATTAAGATAGGGCATATAATTATACAAATGATGAATTACAATAACCTCACCAATATGATGATTATATGTTCAATGTTATATATTAATAACTACTTTATCATAGATATATTCAATTATTATATAGAAAGTATTGATATTTCTAAAATGATCATTAAAAAAAAGAGTACATAATTTGATTTTCTTAGAGATTTTATAAACTTTTTATAATTTATACTTTTTTATTAATTATGTACTCATTTTATTAGCATTTCAAATTCTGGAATATCTAAGATTTTTACACCTAATTCTGTTGCTTTATCTATTTTACCTGACTTCTCCGTCTTATTTTTAACAATTAAATAATGAGTTGATTTAGATATTGATGTAACTACTTTACCGCCATTTTCTACTATTATTTTTTCATAATCTTTGTTTCTAAACCCAGTGAATATAAACTTTTTATCTTTGATATTAGCATTCTCAGTCTTTTCAACCTTTTCAACCAATTTATCAACCTTTTCTTCAATACCCTTGCATTTGACACCAAGGCTGTCATAGAACTCATAAAATCTTGGTAGATTTTCTATGAATAATTTGGCACTTATTTCCGCTATTCCTTCTACTTTCATAAGGTCTTCAACAGATATTTTAAGGCTTTTCTCGCGATTCTCGGCATTATCTATTAATATACTTGGATATACATCTGTTATCATTTTAATCTTTTTATAACTAAATCCCCTACCTAACATATTTGACGCGTCCATTAAAACAAGACAATCTAACTCTTTCACTTTTTCAAGAGATTTCAAGATATTATCCGCGCTTTTACCTTTAAACCCTTCTATTTTTAACAAATCTTCCTTCTGTATTTTTAATATACTTTTGATATTATGAAATCCTGCATTATATATCTTGGTAATATTACCAGGACCCATATTATCAACTTCTGCTGTTTTCATAAAATACACTATATTTTTGATATCAAAATCGGCATTTCTACCCTCGCCAATTTTAATAATATCTACACGTGTGTCATTCCATTTATAATCCTTATCTAATTCACCTGGCATACTTGGTTTTCCATTTGCAGATGCAGTTAATACAGATTGTATATGTGGAATAACATTACCAGAACGTATAATAACTATTCTTGAACCAGGACCAATATTATTCTTTTCAATATATCCAGCATTGAAACCAGTTGCCTGTTTAATTTTAACATCATCCAATAAAATTTCATCAAACTTAACAATAGGCTTCATGTATTTATCCTTAGATATATTCCATTCAACTTCTTTGACAATAACTTCTACTTGTTCTAATGTGTGTATTGATTTAAATGCGAATGAATGTTCAGGATTTTTTCCAAGTGCAATTTCATATACTTTACTAATATCAGAAATTACAATACCATCAATGACATATTTATTCTTTCTAGAATCTTCTAAATTCTTTGATAAGAATGCTAAGTTAATATCATCAACAACAGTATTATTTACAACATTGAATTTCATTTTATCCAACTCTGGTAGACCATTTGGTAAATTGGGGAATACCAAAGTATATGCAACAAAATCTATCATTTTCAATAATTGCTTATTTAATATTTTAGAATTAATTGCACCACTTACAGTATTACGTGGGTTAGATAAGGTATCGTCCACTTTCTTCAATTTATCCCAATTATCTTTTGATATGATAAATTCACCACGTACAGCTAACTTATCTTGCTTTTTAATCTTGGGGAATCCACTGATATATTTATGCAAATGTGATATGTCTTGACCTTCCCTACCATTCCCGCGAGTATATAATTTAACATTATCACCTTCATATACAAACATACCACTTACACCATCTAACTTGTCACTAATTAAATAAGGACCCGGATATTTTTTCTTGTACTTAGTGATCTCGCTTTCACTATCTTTGATTTTGTTTTGAGAACCCATATAATATGGCAAAACGACCTTATTATCAACGTCAGCACCAACTCTTTTCAAATAAGCATCTTTTGGATATTTTTTGCGAATATAGTCTTTGATAATATCATAAATATCATCAGTTAATTTAGGTTGACCACTATTGAAAAATGCTTTATCGGCTTCTACGAGAACATTTATAATATCCTTTTTCTTATTAGTTTTAATAAAATCCTGTGGCCTCGCATTTATAAAACTATAATCCATAATCCACAATACTATTATATAGAAATCATTTTTTATATAAAAAAATGAGAATTCAACCTAATATACTGAACGTGAAATGGCGTCAAGTAAGTGCTTATTCTTATTTTTAATCATGTCAATACATCTCTTGATATAAAATATCTTTTTGTTATAATAATTATCCGATTTGTTTAATTTAAGTTTAATTTTCTTAGTGATATCTATATCTATTCCACACATAGCATCTTCGCGACAAAGACCTTTGTGTGTAAATGAACTATATTGTAAACTAATTTTAACATGTTTTTTTTGCAACTTTCTATACTTTTTTAATAGTAATTTATACTCTTCCATTGTATAATTAATATTATTTAATTATCAATCATTTTTTATATTTATAAATATATAAATATTAATATATATATACATATATAATGTATACTTTTTTAGATATGTTTGAATATATCTATTTTATTGACGAAACAGAAAATAAAACACTGCCTTTACCTCGTGTAGATGTAGATTAATATTCTACGGGGGAAAGAGTTATATAAAAGGTTAACTCCTAATAATATAAAATAGCATAATGCTATCAAGTAACATAAATATTAATGATACTGTATTGCTCAAAGAGCTATGTGAAAATATAAATAATAATTATATTTTTAATAAAAAAAATCTTGACAAAGACAATATAACGAAACAAGATTACATAATGAACTATGTTGGCAATCTGGACATAAACTATAAAAATAATATACTTGAAGAATATTCTGATAAATGCATAAATAAAAATATACTATATAAATTAAACAATAAGTTTGATGGTGACCAGATAGCTATTATTTGTTATAATGTATTAAATTGCCATTAAGATAAGGAACACTTAGTTTGTTTTTCTACTATTTTAATTTCTTCTATCATTTTTAATATATGCTCTATATGGGGTCTATTGTCGGGATTTGTACTCCACATTTGTTTTATTAATTCTTGAAGTTCTATAATTTCGACATCTTTAATATCGGGTCTATAATCTATTTTTATTAATTGGATAACATGTGGATTTAAATCCAATTCTGCATATGGTATTTTTCCAGTAAGTATAAACCAGAAAACAAGAGCTAGGGAATAGATATCAATTTTAAGATCATAATCTTCTCCATCATTAAATATAACTTCGGGTGCCATATATCTAAGCGTTCCAGTGCAACCACTCATTTTATATTTTTCATGTTTTTTTTTGATAGTTCTTGATAATCCAAAATCCGTAAGTTTAATATGAAGGTCTTCTGTTAATAATATATTAGATGGTTTTAAATCGCGGTGCATAATAGGGTAATAACAATGGTGTAGAAAATATACTGCCTGTGTTAGCTCATAAATCCACTTGTAAGCCTGGTGTTTTTTTGGTTTCCACAATTTATTTTTTTGGTTAGAGATATTGGCATAATAATTGTCTAATGAACCGTGTGGCATAAATTCATATAATAATAATAAAGGGTCTGATATAGTACATGCTCCTAGAAATAAAACTAAATTGGGATGTCGTAAATGTGAGATAACTGAGATTTCATTTATCATATCTTGGTATTCAATATCATTATTATTATGTTTTAAACATTTAACCACACAATTTAACCCTCTCCACGAAGCCTTATTTATAATACCGTTTCCTCCCTCTGCGAGTTTTTCATATAAAAATATTTCGCTATGCTTTAATTCCCACCATTCAGCTCTACCTCTAATATTAAAAGGTACCTGTTCCATATATAATGAATTACTTGAAGCATTTGATATTATATCATCATCTGATTCTTTTTTTTGTGATATATATGCCATTATTATAATATTAATTAAATATAATTTATATATCATTTTTTGTAAAAGTGATAAACCAGTTTTGCATTTCCCACGATATATTATAATCCATATTAAAACTCATTGCTAATTCACTGACACTTTGATAGTCATGAATATAATAATATCTTTTAATAATTGTTGACTTATCCAATTTCCAATCAACATAATTTGCCCCTACAACAAAATCTCTACTATCACTTTTATTATTATTTAAATCATTAAAAAACTTTTCTTTTGACCAGAAAGATATTAATAATTTACCATTATTTTTTAAACAATTTATTAGGTTTTCAATAGCCAAAAATTGTTCTTGAACTGTTTCTAGATGATGTAAAACAGCAATCGCAATAATTTTATCATATTTTTTATTTGTTTTAAAATTTAATACATCAGAATAAAATACGTTTAGATTTTTTTCATTACATATATCAAGTAAATTATTTGATATATCAAAGCCTTCGCATATATATCCTTGCGTATTTGCATATACCATATTTTTTCCGTTACCACAACCACAATCTAATAATGTTTTACTGCTCGTGGTTACATCTAAAAACTTTTTAACATTATTCCAGATTCTAACACGTGATGTATCAAACGATTTATATATTATATCATATTGCTGTGCCACAATATTATTATGTTTATTCATTATTGGAGTATATAATTACATATAATATATTGTAAACTATTTTTATATGTAATCGGCCGATCGGCTTAGGTCGGCTTTTGGGACCTCGACAACATCATATGGTTCTTTATTTAATAGCGGTGTGTTAAAAGTGAGTTGCTGTGGTATATCATATATATCTCTTAATCTATGTCCGACAACATTATCATTATTAATACTTATTTTAAGGTCATTTGTATTATCGGTTGGTATCATATAAAATTCCGAGAAATGTCTATCCTTTTGTCTTGCGAATAATTTCCAATTATTGTTACCGGAATCTTTTTCATCAGATGTGCTAGCAACATAGGCTACCAGGCGAAATGTATCACCGGTTTCTTGTGTATTAACATACATGCGGCGTTTATTAATATTATTAGCTAAATTTGTATGCGAGCGTGTATCTCCGCGATTGAGTGGTGGATATAAATCATCATCTAAAACCTTTCTATCACGCGATACTGTATCGCTGTCGTTTTTGATATTAATTGTTGGTTGTTTTAACTTATTAAATTCATCAACGGACATACATATTTTGTCATTATTGGAACTATCAATGTTTTTTGGTTTATCTTCTTCGGAATTAATAGACATATATATAAGATATCCTATGATTATGGTAAATAGTAAGAATACAATAAATAGAATATATGGTAAATATTTAGTTAACATTATTATAATACAATCTAATAATACATTTGATAATAAATTAAATTGTTATAATAATTAAAGTATATATACCTTTCTGTCTACAATTATCACCTGTATTAAAATATATATGTTTATGTTGAACATCGCAATTTATAGCCTTTTTAAAATTGTTAAGGTTTCTATAAGTTTTCCACTTATTATCTATATTATCTCTAATATTAATACAATGTGAACAATTATTACAAATATATTGCATAGTTTCGTAACATATAATAATTTTACAAGATTTATTATTATATTTTGCTGCTTTTTTAATTAATTCAATTATTTCTAGTTCAGTATCGGGATATTCTATCCATAACCAATAGATATCATAAATAAAATCATAATAATTATATTTAATAGCGTCACAATATTGAATATGTATATCATTTTCCTTTAATATTTTATCATTAAGTTTATGCCTTTCATTAAAATAATTAATACCGTTTGTTATATTGGTATTGTATGTTTTTTTACAATATAACAAAAAATCCCCAGCGGCCGCACCAATATCAAGTATATTACTATTTTCGCATATAATACCGTGTTTTTTTAATTCGTCAATAACAACAAATGATATTCTCATAGGAGGAGTTTCAATATATATACTACTATCAATATCTTCGCGAGTTTTTATATTTTGCCCGCCAATATTATTCATTGTGTTATAATGCTATTATTTAAAAAAATAATTATAAATGACGCAAAATATATAAATATATCAACTATATTGTAATATAATCATGTTAGATAAAGCAATAGAAAGCACAACATCAATTAATTTGAGCATAGGTTGTTCCCTTGGATATTTATATAGTTTATACGTATTATTAAATTATATGAAAAAAACTGAAAAAAAATATGATTTAAAAAAGGTTCTTATGTGTTATAATAGCGTACAGATTGCTGTTAATACTTACATAATTTATGGTACTTATTATATAATATCAATACCAAATATATTTGCAATTAATACACAATATACCGATTCAGTTAAATATTTTACATATCTACATTATTTATCCAAATACTTAGATTATTTAGATACGTATTTCATAATATTGAAAAGAAAGGATAAGGAACAATTATCTTTTTTGCACGTATATCATCATAGTACTATTAGTTTAATATGGGCATATTTAATTAATAATGGTCATGGGAATGGTACAGTCGCATATTGTGCATTAATTAATAGTTTTGTGCATTTAGTAATGTATTCTCATTATTTAGTAACATCATTTGGATATAAGAATCCTTTTAAAAAGCTTGTAACAATGTCACAAATAGCACAATTTTATAGCTGCATTATGCATTCTGTAATTGTTATATTATATGAAAATATTGTGCCAAAAAAATATGCATTCCTAGAATTTGGTTATCATACTAGTTTAATTGTATTATTTACTAATTTTTATAATAAAACATATAAATTAAAATGATATAAAAATAACTCACATTATATATATAGCTTACAGGCACGTCACAAAAAACAACAATAAAATGCAACAACCCCGATACAACAAACGATCCAACTTTGATGAACTTCGCAAGAACGAACTAACATCGCGCGCAGGATTTGGATGGGAAGATGGGGAAGAAGAAAGACTACTCGCTATGCGTTTAGAGAAAGCGTCATTTGAAGATATCGCAGCAGAACTTAAACGCACGGTTCGTAGTATTCAAACTCGCATATATCAACATATTTGCAAGGAAGTAGATGGTGAAGGCGAATCTCTTTCGGAAAATGAGCTTCTTGTAAAATACGAAGTAACAGCCAAAGAACTAGAAGATTTTAAAAAGAAACGCGAAGAACATCAAAATAAAATGGTTTCGCGCAAACGTCCATCTGGTAGATATCCTCGTGATTCTACGCGACCGTATATTCCTTATGAAAATCGCAATGCTAGTTATGATATTCGCAATGAACTAAATGTACTAAGACAAGAAGTGAGGGAACTTCGGCAAGAAGTGCGAGACCTCCGCAGTAATTAATTATTCATAATAGAAGTTATAATAGATGCTACGTTTAATAAAGCATCAATTTTGCCCAACTCATATTTAGACATATCACTTGTTTGAATATCATTTTTATCTAGATTTACTATAAGTGTTTCATTATTAGTAGATATATGAATTTGTTTAATATTAGATACATCAATATGTATATTAGATAGTATTATTTTTTTTGCGATGAACTCTTCATTATCAATTAATGTATTATTATTTTTGAGATAAATAATGGCTTCCTTATTGTCATTTGAATTATTTGCATTTATGGAACCAATAATATTATCAAGAATATTATTAATATCTACAACTGAACTGCTGCTCCGCATTGTCCTTTTAACTTTTCTAACGCTTAGTAAATAATTTTTATACATGAATTTTTTATTACAATCCATAAAATTATTTTTATTACCATTAAGCAATGATAATTTATTTTTTCTCAATTTTAATAAAGGTATATTTATATATGAATATACTATTTGGAAATAAATAAGCACTATTACAATGTAATATTTCATGATATAATTGATATATCTAAAATGCTTATCATTTTTTTATATGAATATTCTCATTTATTATTTTATATATTCTAAAATCATTTCTAGAATATATATATAATACCCCATCATTATATATCCATTTTATATACCCAATATATACATCTTCTGCTGGATATTTATTTTTAAGATATAATAATATATTATTGTTTTTATCACAATTTTCAATATGAAATTCTGTAAAGTATTTAAGTTCAGGTAATACTTTATTGAGTTTCTTAATTTTGCTTGTTATCTGATTGGTTTGTTTTGATAGTTTATCAAAATATTGGCTTTTATCCATAATTAATATAAAAATAATGAAATACAGCATCATTTTTTATTTCTAAACCGATAAACTCGTCCTTTTGTTTCTTTAATTTTCTTGGCTTTTGTTAATTCGTATTTTGTTAATTCATTAAATGTTAAGGGTGTTTTAGGTGTCACACGTCGCGTAGGTCTATATACGTCATTTGTATTTTTATATCCTACCTCTCCTCTTTGATTTTTCCATTCCTCCTTAAACCATCTTGCTAACCCTTGTTTATTTGTTTTTTTCCCATAATAAGCATCATTTGATGTATATTTTTTTAGATAAGCTTTCTTATACTCTTTAACTAATATGCCACTTCTATACGCGGAATGTTTAGTTATTTGTTTATAAATCTTGTTTTTAATATTTTCATATAACTTAGCATCTTTTGGTATATTAGCCATTATTCTATATAATTAAAATTATTTAAAAATTGATTATTGTTTAATATATATTGTTTATACCATTTTTCAACAATGAATGAAGATGAGATCTGGAATCTTTTTGATGAAATAAAAAAGAAAGAAGATATTAAGAATGGTATAAATGATAATGATGTAATAAAATGTTCATGTGGATGTGAAGATTTTATTAAAGAAGATAATATGACTATATGTACTAAATGCAGTTCTATTGTTTCAAAATTAATTGAATGTGGTGCTGAATGGAGATTTTATGGCAATGATGATAATAGAGATGGTGACCCTTCGAGATGCGGAATGCCGACAAATAATCTGTTACCAAAATCATCTATTGGATCCATGATAGGTTGTGGTTATAAAGATAATATTGATATACGACGAATACGTATGTTCCAAATGTGGAATAGTATGCCATATGACGAAAGGACATTATGGAATGTGTTCGATAAAATGACAGCAAATACTATAAATAACGGTATACCACAAAAAGTTATAGATAATGCAAAGGTATTATATAAAAAGGCTTCTGAAAAAAAAATATCAAGAGGTGACAATAAAGAAGGTCTTATTGCATCGTGTATATATCATTCTTGTTTATTGAATAAAGTTCCAAAAAGTTCCAAAGATATTGCTGCAATGTTTAATATTACACACGTTACATTAAATAAAGGCAATTCAAGATTCCAAACCTTATTACAAATAAATGTATCCTCTCCTGAACCAATAGATTTTATATCACAATATGGTAACAATCTTAGTATGTCTATTGATGATATTAATAAATGTAAAGATTTAGTTAAACTAATTGAAGATAATGAAATTATGAATGATAACTCGCCAACATCATCGGCCGCAGGTATATTATATTATTATTCTACTGTCAAATGTTTGGGCTATACTAAGAAAAAATTCGCAAAGGCATGTAATGTTTCTGAGGTTACTATTGTTAAATGTTATAAAATAATTAATAATTACCACGATTTTATTATTAAAAATAGTGATATATTCGTTTAATATATATTAATATTTATAAATCTATTATATAAATGTACTATGAACAATGAACTATTTATATCAATTTGTAATGGTGATATACAAAATAGTCTTTTAGTAGCTACTAAATTAGTTTTTTTACATGAAACTCCCGAACTTTTAGAAAATGTTTACATTGATGTGTGTTCTTATATTGGTACCTTTATTTCATTATCACATATAAGCAAATTAATCGATGTGATTAATCAAGCAAAGGATATAATAACAGATGAAAAAATTGTAATAAAGGATATCTATAATTTAATTACTAAATTATGTATTATTTGCGATATATATAATAAACATCCAGTAGCTAAATGCACAAGTATGTCTATTACTATATTGAAAAGCAAAATATCCAATATAATAAATGATAATGATATGAAACTATCTCATGGGGGTATTATGCGTTTTGAAGGTATATTACCCCCTAATGATCATGAAAATTACATGACTGCTCTGAAAATAATAGCTATATTTATTAAAACCATCAAATCAACAGATGATATATCAGTAGATGACCGGGATAAATTAGTAGATATCTCCAATAATTTAAGGCTAGTTACCGAGTTTATATTGAGAAAAAAATTCAAGTTTGAAACAAAATTTAATGCTACCGATGACGACAATGTATGGTTTTTATGGGGAGTATATAGTATTCTTTATAAAGAATCTGTCATTGATAATACTTATTTATTATATAACCACGAGTTTAAGAAAAAACACAAAGCTGCGCGCTCAGGTCTTATACATTCACTAGCATTAATAGCAATATATATACATAAAAAGGATATATCATCGGGGTGGAGCTCCCGGGAAAAAATAGTTATTCAAAAAATTGATGAAGTTGCCATCAAATTATATAATGAAATAAGACGCGATATTATGAAAGATAATCCTGATAAATTTGAAAAACCAGCAGAAAAAAAAAAAATTTATATTCACGATGGTCTGGAATATATTATAAATTTTATTCCAGAAATTGATAGTCAAAAACAAACCAATATTAATAAATCTAAAATTTTATATCCAAAAAGCGCAAGTTCTAAATCAATTGAATGTGATTCTAAAATTATATCATATTGATAGTATTGTATTTTTTAATAATATCTTGCTTTGATATACTATATGCTCCTACATTATTTTTTATATTATATTTAATTTTATTTAATTTTGTTATCAACTCACAGGATTTATTATTTGTTTTTATAAACCAATTAGTATTTACATTATCTTTACTATCACATTTCTTTGCTTTTTCCGT